AGAAAGGACTCATCTTATCAGGTGAGGCTGGTCTAAAATCAATAGAAGACGTGGACATTGACTATGTTCCGTTTACTTCATGGGACAAAGGGCATGACCCTGACAACGGTAAGTATAGCTTCCGTGGTATTATGAAGATGATTGCAGACCCACAGTTTGCCAAGCAAGGTTATAAGTGGATAGCCATTGATAGTTTGACAGAGATGTCAGATAGGTTGATGGAGCATCTTGAAGCCGAGCATCAGGGAGATAACAACAACTTCAAACTATATGGTGACAATTCACGGATTATGATTGGAGCTTTGAAGTGGATACGTGACTTGCCTTTGCATGTCTACGTAACGTGTTTGGCGAAGGAGGAGAAGGACGCTAATGATGTAACTCATTATTGGCCTATGGTGAAAGGGGCTTCTGTTGCAAAACAAGTTCCAGCTTTGTTTGACCACGTCTTATGTGGTGTGAGACGGACAGAGACAAACGATAAAGGCTTGCCAAAGGTGAAGAGATATATCGTTACGGACGAAGTAAGTGGGTGGCATGGCAAGACCAGAGACCCAAAGAGTGTACTGAAACCATTTGAAAAAGTGGATGATGTCACTGAATTATTAACAAGAATGGCTACAGCCGAGGAGAAATAGTATGAGTGATTGGAACTTTACTAATCTTGACTTGTCTTCTGTTGAAGAGGGGTCAGGAAGCACACGCCTACAACAAGGCGTGTATACAGTGGAATGTAAGAACGCATCCATTGAACCCGTTGGTGCTACCAACAATCGTAAATTGGTTCTTGACTTCGATGATGTCGATGGTCAAGGTGATATAAGGGTGAACTTGAACATCAAGCACACCAGCAGTCAGGCACAAGAGATTGCCCTCAGACAGTTAAAATCTTTTCTCGTCTGTGCTGGACACTCAACACCTGACAAGCCTGGGGATGTTGCGTCTCTGAAAGGATTGCAATGTAAAATCAGAGTCGGTTTAGGTAAGCCTTGGACTGGTGACGATGGGGTGCAAAGACAGAGTTCAGAGGTCAAGTCGTTTATGCCTACTAAGGCAGACGCTAAGTCTGACAAGTCTGACCCTCCCGCAGATGAGAAAGACTTAGACGACGAAATCCCGTTTTAGTCGCTAGCAAAGAAGGAGTGGAAATCCTCCCCACTCCTTCTTTTTTTATACAGGTTTTAATATGGTCGAAGCACAAAAAATAATAGAAGCAATAGACGAGGGTTACGAGAAAGAGCCAAAAGAGAAAGCCAGAGATTATATCGGTGCATCTATGATTGGCACGGCTTGTGATGCCGAGATAGCATTTAGTCTGCGTGGCTTTCCAAACAATCCACCAACACCAAGACTCAAAAGAATATTTAGACTTGGTCACATTCTTGAAGACGAAGTCGTTAGAGATTTAAAAGTAAAAGCAGATGTCAGAGTCTGGGAAAAAGACGGACTGACTGGAAGACAGCATACATACGAAGAGCTAGGTGGTCACGTCGTCTGTCACATGGACGGACATATACAGCTAGACGAGAGAAAAGAAGACTTACATGTTCTTGAAATAAAAAGCATGAACGATGCTTCATGGAAAAAGTTTCAGAAGGAAGGCGTGAAGAAATCACATCCAAGATATTATTCACAGCTACAAATGATGATGGGGATGTCGCAAATGCGTACATCTTTTTTTATAGCAATCAATAAGAATACTAGCGAATACCATTCTGAGATTGTGGATTATGATGACCTTGAGTTTATGTTCATTAAAGAACGGATTGAGAGGGTTTTACTTAACAAAGCGAGGAAGATTAGCAATGACGAAACAGATTGGAGATGCCGAGGGTGTTTTAAAAGGGGTGCGTGTTGGGGGCAAATTGATGTTCCCAAGTCATGCACGACGTGTAAGTTTGCAATCGCCAAGTCAGATGGTGACTGGCATTGCCAGAAACACGGACGAAGTGCCAGAGAACTGTGTAACTTTTACGAGCTTTATGAACCGTTGCCGAAGGGAAGCTGACATGAAGTATGAAGAGTTGGAGAAAAAGTTTGTAACGTTACACAACAAACGTTCTGAAGTTATGAAAGAAATTGAATATAACGAGAACGAAATCAACTCCATACTAGAACGCATTGCAAGAAGTAATCTTGAGAAGGATGACTTTGCAAAAGCCAATGACAAACGCAAGCATCTTCGCAAAGAGACTGTGGAACTTAACCACAAGAAGCGAGAGCTTGAAGCACAGATACAACTGATAAAGATGAGAATGAAAAATGAATAAGAAATTTAATCGCACATCCTTTTTGGGTACAGCAGACCAGCTTATCAATAGTGACAGAGCCAAGGTGTACGGGCCAGCAAAGAAGAACCACGAAGACATTGCTAAGATTTGGTCTGTAATTCTTGGCAAGCAGATTACAGCTGAACAAGTTGTTATGTGTATGATTGGCTTGAAGATTTCACGGCTTATAAAAACACCAGAGCATGCAGATTCATGGGTGGACTTGTGTGCTTATGGAGCTATTGGAGGAGAAATAACAAATGAAAGTAATAATAGAGAGCCCGTACAAAGGGCTAAACGAGGCAGACCGAAAAAAAAATAAAGAGTTCGCACGTAGGTGTATGCTTGATTCATTAAAAAAGGGCGAGAGCCCTTTTTTATCTCATCTACTCTACACGCAAGTGCTAGACGAAGATGTAGAATCAGAAAGACGAATAGGATTGGAAGCTGCATTTAAGTGGTACGAGGTTGCAGACTACGTTGTTGTCTATACAGACAGAGGTATAACCAAAGGAATGAAAGAGGGTATAAAGGTAGCCAGAAATTTGAACAAGACTGTTGAGTATAGGTCTTTCAAATGAAGGAAGTAATTGTTTATAGTTTGTGGTTACTGATTGTTCCAGACATTGAGTCGTCAGAAGTAAAACTAAAAAGACTAGAGTTTACCAGTCATGCAAGTTGTTTAGTTATGGCTAACTTACTTGAACAAAAGAGAGACCCCATTGTACAGAAGAAGCAATGCCGAAGGGTCATCAAGTATCCAACAGACCAAGACAATAATAATAAGTAGTTTGTTTGCTAATCTGTTATTCGCTGAGTTCAAAGTGTGGAGCGTCAATGAAAGGACGTCTGCCCTCAGACCTACGTAAGTCTACATAAGCGTTCATAGCTTCTTCCATTGTTCCATCCCATTCACGAATGTCTGGTATCTGCCAGGCAGCACCCCAACGGATTCCAACTCCTTCGTCTTGGGCTGCTTGTTTCATTGCGTCTGCAACGTCGTCGTACAGATTCAATTCCCAAGAACCCCTCGAACCAATGTAACACATCAAGTCTACGGCATCACCAGTAAGGTGGCGTGACTTCATCGTCTTGGATGCACCTTTTGCTACCAGTTCCTCTTGTTCTTCTTGAGTTCGCAGACCACAGATAACTCCGAAGTCGATTTTCGTAAGGGTTATAGCTTTCATAACAACAATTTTCATGCTGTCATTTACGCCTTCAAGCTTGCCGAGGCTTCGTTCTGATAACTTAAATGCCATACTGTTTCCTTTTTTTGTTGCTGTGTGTATTCGTAAATGTCTGAATAAATCTTGCGTTATTTTTTTGTGTCCGTCTTTTTCATCTTGTCATAGCTCCTCATTCCGCCAATTCCGAGCATGCCAAACATTAATGGCATCATCACAGACATGTCTGCTTGTGGTATCATAATGCCAAAGCCAGCACAAATCGGTGCGACCATGTAGTTGATTCCAAGGCTGAGACCTGAAATCCAGCCAATCAAGGGGCGCCAAGACGACTGGAACCAGTTGCCCTGTGCGTCTGCCTTCAATACTTCTATCTGAGCGAGTGCAAGCTGCTGGGCATGTTTCTCAGACATCGTTGCCAACTCGTGGGCGATTTCTGCTTTCTTGTCTGCGTCAGGTATAAATTTATCTAGTAGCCCTGTTACTGGGCCAATCAGTGCTTGTATCATTTTCTTGCCATCCATGCTGTTGTTCCCATATATGCGCCGACTATTCCAGCGCCTGATATATAGAATAGGTTACTAATATCTGCTAGAGCTTGTACTCGCTCTATCGGTACGAAAAACATTGCAGCAGTAAATGCACCCATAGCAATCAGTGTGAACCTAGCCATGCGTAACTGCGCTAAATTTTTTCGTAAACTTGTTTCGGTTTCTTTTATAGCTTTTACGTGAGCCAGTTCTTCATCACTCACAATGCCGTCACCGTCTTCATCATATTCTGCATACTTAGATTTTACTTGTAGTTTCTTTTGGGTCATCGTCTTGCCTTCAGTTCGTCTAGGCTTTTTGTTTTCTTGCCTCCGTCATACTCCCAGGCGTATCCACGATAAACCATCTCTTCGTTTAAGTTCGTCTCTCCTATGTAAATCCACCCCAACATTCTACCATACTTGCCGTCTTTTTCTGTTTTAACTCTGAGACCTGAAGGCTCACCGTCAGCAAGACGTCTTGTAAGAAATGCTTTTGCTTCAAGTCCCATCTGCTTTTCTTCGAGGTCACGTGTTCTGCTTTCTGGTGCGTCGATACCAGCAAGACGTACACGTTCTTTTTTTGTAAGACTGAAGCCAAGGTCTATCACCATGTCGACAGTGTCGCCATCAACTATTTTGGTTATTTCTTTTATGGCGTATTCGTACATTAGTAATAGAACCTACCTTTTTTGCTAGATTGTTCTCCAGCTATCGCATCAACAATACCTTCTCTTGCTGCTCTGTTACCGCCAACGATAGGAATACGTTGCGCAAACTCACGTGCAGCAGCTCTTTCTTTAGCGTTGCTGTTGTCTTTGTCGTCAAAGATACCGCCAGCTGTTGTCATGGCTGAAGGTATAAGTCCAACTGTGGGGCCAAGAAGTGTGGATACCATTCTGTTTGCACCGTATGCACCGTTGTCCATTTGTGTTGCAAAAGAATGTATGATGTCACCAAGAAGACCAAAGCCACCCATGATAGCCATGCCCTCGAAGTACCAGCCTAAGAAATCGTTGTAATCTCCGTGGGTTTTTTCATCATAGCCCAGTATCTTTGCTAGGTTTCTCTTTCTAACTTCTGGGCTTTTGTTTTCATCACCACCTCTGGATTGCAAGACGTCCTTGACGGACAATGTTCCCGCACCAAACGCTGGGCCAAGAAGGAAAAATCCCATAGCTGGCTTGAAGTTTCCTTTGTCCATCTCTCTGAACACATGCCCACCAAGCCTTGCCATCATTAGAGGGAATGACTTGAGCTGGAACACTAGCGCACCAAAAGGTGTCTGCGCCCACATAGGTACATCATTTGGATTTGGTTGGAATATGCTGTCATCTGCGAATTTAAGAATAGCCATTTTAACATCTGGGTCTTCAAGCATTTTTGTGTTGCCGAGAGCAGTTCTTTCTTTTCTTTGATTCGGCAAGAACTTCTCAAGACCATACTGCTTCAAAGCACGATGTGCTTCTTTGTATGCTCTGGACTGATTAGCATATCCAATGTTTGGCTTAAAGTTATTGAAAGCTTTTTCTTGCATGGACTGGAACCAGTTGAAAGCTGTAGCACCAGCTATCTTTCTTTGCATGTCAGTCCAGTCTGTGAGCAACGTAGCGTTGAAGAAAGCATGTGATGCCTTGCCATCAGGTGCGCCATACAGATGAATCATTCTTTCGTGGACAATGTTTTCCATAGCCACACCTGTGTTTATGATGCCACGTCTAATCGCTGGGTCAT